AAATAAAACTCTTCAACCCATTTATTATCCGGCACATTATTAAAAAGCTCGTCTGCACCAGAACTGTACGAACTTCCGCCGGGAAAGCGGTATACAGGCCCGGATTTGTCGTTTCCAACATATTTGCCGATAGCCCCGCTATGATCGGCAAAGAGTGCATGATAAACCTTTCCGCCGATGATCATCTTGTGTTTCATTTCGATAGTATTACCCGCTGCTTGTACCCAATTCGGCAACAGTTCCTTTAATTTGCCAAGAGACCGCTCAAGCATTACAATATCGTACAAAACAGAATTCATAGACAATTCATCGCACACCTCTTTCATCTCTGCCATTGAATGTACAAGCGTTGTACTTTGCTGATCAATTAACCGCTGCCATTCCGCAATCGCGTATTGTTCTTTTCCTTTCATCATTATTATGCCTCCTAAATATCTTTATATTAGACATAATATCTTAAAAATAGATATTTGTCAAGAATAAATGTTGCAATAATTGATTTTTTATCCTGAATATGATATTTACTATTTAATAATAGGAGTTTTTATGGGAATTTCATACAAACCACTTTTTATATTGCTTGCACAAAAGGGGTTAAAAAAGACAGATTTATGCAAATTAGCCAATTTATCATCATCGGCTGTTGCGAAATTTGCAAAAGGCGAATCTATGAGTCTTGAAATAATTGAAAGGCTATGTAAAGTTCTCGAATGTAAACCTAACGATATTTTTGAATTCACAGAAGATTAAAAATGGGAGCCGGAAAAGTAATTAAACAATTATTATTAGAACGCGAAATGCCAATAAAAAAACTTGCTGAAAAAATGCAGATAACACCTCAAGCAATGAGTACGAAAATATACCGAGACACTTTTTCGTATAGCGAGGTTGTAAAAATAGCTGATATTTTAGATTGTGATGTTAAGATTATAACCAGAGACACAAAAAAAGAATTTATGTAAAA